GCATGTGAAGGTCCTCCGCCCGTGGGTGGTAGTGGTGATGGAGAGGATAAAGGTTTTTGTGTGGGGACTGGAACTGTTGATATGCCATCAGACGATGAGATGCAATGGCTAACTGATTTAGCAAATTTACAAATTCCTGATTTAGAGGGATGGGTATTATCTGGATTTACTGCTAAAATAACAGAATTGATGTCTAAACTTGGACAAGTTTTGGGTAAATTACAGTCAGAAGTTGATAAAATTATTAGTAAAGCAAAACTAGATCCAGAAGATGTTTGTACTCCTCCAGTAAAGAACGCTATTAGGAATATGTTAGCAGTTATGAAAGAGTTAATGAAACTCATGCCAATATTAAAACAAATAATTAAAATTATAAAACTTATTCAAAAAGTTATGAAATTAGTTAGGAAGATTTTAAAATGGACTCCTCCATTTATAGTTCCATTGGTTGAAAAATTATTAGAATTATTAAATATTATGGGAATGGTAGATATGTTAATTAGTGTTTTACTTAAAACTGTTGGTAGATTTACCGCCATACTTCCGATGTTACAGGCACAATTAATGAGTATTTTAGCAATGTGTGCAGCACAAGCCGGACAGCCACCTCCTGACAATAAAGAAGATTGTGAAGCAGCAGGTGGAACTTGGATAGATCCAGACGAATTAAAGAAGTTACAAGATATGTATAATAAACTATCTGATGAAATGAGTGGAGTTGGTGATGATGAGGCGTTTGGATTTTGTTCAATCCCAGAATATGATAATAAAGCAGATTGTGAAGCAAATGGTGGTACTTGGACAGATCTAGATGTTAATACAGATTTAGATAATGTAGATACTTCAACGTTAACAAATGAACTTGCATTACAACTTGATGAACTATCAAAATGTTTTGCAGATCCAAACTTAAAAGAATATTTAGTAGATTTATAAAGGAGTAATAGAATGAAGAAACAAGAGTTATTAAAAATAATCGAAACTGTAGTACGTAAGGAAGTTAAAAAACAAATGAATGAGATATTTATTAAAGAAGAAAATTCATCTTCACTTACCGAATTAGTTTCAAAACCATTAACTGAAAAAGAGTTCAAAGAACCTATTAGGAAAAAACAAGTTAAACCTAAAAAGGAAGTAAACTATACATCAAATAAAACTCTTAATAAGATTCTAAATGAAACTGCAGGTGGAGTTCCACAAGGTGATGGTGGAGGTCCACAGGTTGGAGGATATGAAGATTATCCAACTTTAGGTGATGGTGTATTTGATTCGAATAAAATAAATGATGTTTTAGCAGGTTCGCCACCAGGAGTAGCAACTACTGAAACCGTAAAACAACGGAAACGAGATATAGGAGCAGTTCAAACTATTAAAAATGCAAGAGTAAATGTTGATGATGTACCAGACCATGTAACAAATGCGTTAACAAGAGATTATTCAGCTGTTATGAAGGCAATTGACCAAAAGAAAAGTGGAGTTGGGGGCCTTAAATAATGGCTTTAGATAAACAGTTTCTAAAATATAAACTTGAGAAGATAAAGAATGATAAAATCTGGAAAGATCAAGACTCGGAAACTAAACAAAGAATCCGAAAAGAGAATGCAAAATTAGCTGCAGAGGAAGCAGATGCAATTCATTCTTATTTGACAGGTGAAGATAATATAGATGCACTTGATAATAAGTCTTTTTTAGAAAATAGATTACCAGGAAATTTATATTTAACAAAGAAAGGTCAGTTAAATATAATACAAAGTCAGACAGATCCTAAAACTAAAAAAAGTAAATTATCAAGATTGTTAAAAAGATTTAAGACAGTAGCAACAGCAAATATAGATTTTAGTAAACAATTAGTAATATTTAGAAAAGTTTTTAATAAATTAAATATTATGTTTACAGATAAGTATGTTTCAATGGACGGAGATTTACATATTGGTGGTGATTTGATTTTTAAGAGGGGTGGGGAAAAACCTTATCAAAAAATATCACCAGATGGATATATAGAATTACCTGGAGGAATGATGATGCAGTGGGGATTTGATGCAAGTGATACTGATAGTGATCATGAAATAACATTTCCTGTGGCATTTCGAAATTCGTGTTTTTCTGTAGTTGTTAATCACCAATTATCTGGAGGATGGAATACTGGTGGAAGGTACGGATATCCGATAACTGCACATTCTTATACCAAAACTGGATTTACTATTAATAGAGATGATGACGCAAGTGAAGCTATAGACCTTAATTATATAGCTATAGGATTTTAGGAGAATATAAATGGGAGCAAGAGAAAAGGATTTAAATCCTGATACTTTTATAGGATTAAAACTTCCTATGGGATATTCAGATACAGGATATTTTAAACAAACAAAAACTACACTTCAACAGGCAAAATATAATATTATTAATTTGATAAAAACAATTCCAGGGGAACGGTTGGGACAACCAACATTTGGTTCAAATTTACATTTACTATTGTTTGAACCAATGGATGAAGATTTTGAAGATATATTAGAAGAATCAATTAAAACATCTTTAGAAACTTGGTTGCCATATATAAACATTAAAAAAATAGAAATTACATTCCCAGATTATAATATAAATACAGTTAATATAGCAATAGATTTCGGATTGTCTTTTGAGCCTGATAGGTTTGAAACCGTTTCGGTTAGTTTTGATCAATTTGAATCTTCAATTAAAGGATAACGGAGAAAGTAAATGGCTACAAAAGGATTAAGTAGAGATGTAAAATATTTAAATAAAGACTTTTCGTCTTTTAGAGATAGTTTAATAGAATTTTCTAAAACATATTTTCCCAATACATATAATGATTTTAATGAATCAGACCCAGGTATGATGTTTATAGAAATGGCGTCTTATGTGGGGGATGTTTTGTCATATTATATTGATGAACAATTTAAGGAAAGTTTGTTATCTTTTGCAGAAGAAAAGAAAACTATATATGAGATAGCACAAGGATATGGATATAAACCAAGATTGGCTTCACCCTCAACTGTAACTCTTGATGTATTTCAAACAGTTCCTGCAGATCCTAATAATGAAGTGGATGGTACAAGACAACCCAATGAAGATTATTGTCTTACAATACCAGCTGGAATGCAGGCTACGTCAGAAAATGGTACAGTATTTAGAACAACGGGAGATGTTATTTTTTGGGATTCAAGTTCATTAAGTCCAAGACAAGAAGATATATTTGAAGTAGATGATGACAGTAACATTACAAAGTGGTTGTTAAAGAAACAAGTAAAGGCGGTTAGTGGAACGGTTACTACTGAATATGTAACATTTGGAGCAGCAGAAAAATATAAAAGAATTGCATTAGCAAACAGTCCTGTATTAGAAATAATTTCAGTAACAGATAGCGATGGTAATAGTTGGTATGAAGTTCCATTTTTAGCACAAGATACAGTATATGCAGATTTTGACAATACTGCAAAAAATTCTCCAGATTTAGTAAATGGTAGAAATTTTGCACCATTTTTATTAAAACTTGTAAAGACTTCTAAACGATTTAAAACTTTTATTAGAACAGATGGAAAAACTGAAATGAGGTTTGGTTCTGGAGTAGCGGCGGGAGCAGATGAAGAAATTATTCCAAATCCATCAAATGTAGGTTCTAATTTACCAGGAACACCAAGTTTTCTTGATACATCATTTGATCCAGCAAATTTTTTGAATACAGAAACTTATGGTCAATGTCCAACTAATACAACATTAACTATAAAATATTCGTATGGTGGTGGGATAGATGATAATGTAGCAACAGATAGTATTAATAATATTACTTTACTCAGTTCTCAGTTTAATAACTCTTTATCTTTAGATAGTGCCATACAAACAATCTCACAAGATTCTGTGGCCGCGTCAAATCCAAATCCAGCAACTGGAGGTGGTGGAGCTGAAACACTTGAGAATGTTAGAGTAAACGCACTTGCTTATTTTCAAGCACAAAGTCGGGCAGTAACAAAGGATGATTATATAACTCGTGTATATTCATTACCACCTAAGTATGGTAATGTAGCAAAAATTTATATAATACAAGATGAACAAGTAGCAGCAGTAGGACAGAATGAAGCTGAACCAGA